TTTGCACCAAACCTGGATACCAAGTTTAGTAGCACCCACTTCGACACTGGCCCATTCAGAAGGAGAAAGATGTTGAGGTCTTTCTTTTAAACATAAACCACAATGATAATACATCTTTATTTTATTGGTAGTGGGTATGTTTCTAGTCATTAGGTTCCTTTACTCGTTTTTCTTTATCCTTTGCTCTCCTAGTTTCTAGTTTCTTAATTTCTTTTTGAAGAACTAGCATAGTTTTGTATAAGGCCTTGAGTTGTCCCATGATGAACATTTTATCGCCGTGATCGAGTTTAGGCATTATTACCACCATTCCCTTTCCCCAGCACTTCATTCCATTTAGAAAATATATCTTTCACTAAAGTGAGAGCGCTGTCGAACTTAAGATGAGGGACATTACTATGATGAGTGTTTCGTACCTCGTCTCCTACGTGAAGAGAAATGGTCTGGTCAACCGAATCATAACTTACACTGAACTTTTTTGTGTTCACTGGAGTTAAGGGTGGTTTAACCGGGTCGTCCATAGAAATATTTTCTACAACGTTCTGAGCTTCTTTGAAAGCTTGTTGCTTTCCGGCTCGGACGCCCGCTGCATAAGTATCATTAATACTTTGCAACATTTTCTTCATGTCTTTATTTAACGTATCTTGTTTGTCATCTGTTGTCATTTGATCCTCCAATCCCATTAAGTTACTATATATCCCATTAGAATGCAAGGTTTATTTACAGGGGGACATAAAAAGAGTAAATGAGGGTATGAAATTTATGTTAATAATGTGGGTGTGTACGTTTTTAGGCGGAAAAGGCTGTCTGCCGCCCGTAGAGTCCTCAAAAACCTATAATAGTTGGTATGAGTGTAATCGTGCCGCACTTAAAGAGTCTCAAGTTCTCTTTGGTAGGATGGGATACAAATATGTCAACGATAATAGAATTGGAATTAAATATCATTGTAAAGAAATACAAACTTTTTAACAATTGTGTCCGAAATATGGCCCCCAAACATAGGGGTTGACAAGACGGTCTTATTCCGTCATATACTCTCTCATGAAGCACTATCGTATCCGTGCAGTAATACGCGGAAATTTGCTAGATGGAACGGTAGCCGCTAACGATTATCAGGCTGCCTTAAAACTGTTTAGCAAAAAAGCTTACGACGGTGTAATCAAGGTTAAAGAAGGTCCTGGTTTTTACCAAAGAACCAAGACCCATATAACTTATGAGGAGGTAGTACCGGATGTCACTACAAGAGTTAGTCCAGAAAAAGCTCAAACTGGAACATCAGTGGGCCAACCAAGCATTGTCGCAGAAAAAAACTACTGACGACATGAAAGTCATTGATCTTCAAGTAAAAGATATTAAAGGTGAAATTAACACCCAGTTTGAAACGGATGCCAAAGTAGAGCTACATATAGCTGCGAATAAAATAAGTACTTAAGGAACTAAGATTTCCGGAAGAGGAATTTCCTTGTATATTATTTTCCCATTTATCAGCTGCTTGACTTTGTTTAAACAAATCTCACAACGATAAACATGTTTTGTAAAGGTAGGACTGAAATGCGTGTTTTGATGACACGTTGGACATTCTCCTGCGTTGATGTGTACTTCATTTAACTTCATCTGTTTGACCCCAGTTCTTTCCAATAGATATATCGACTTTTGAGGGGACTTTCAACTCAGGTATACAATGTTCCATAATCTCTCTGATTTGTTTGTATTGAGGTTCAAGTGCTTCCCATTTAAGATTGAAACAAAGTTCGTCATGAATCTGTAGAATTGGATAAAAGCCGGCTTTCGCACAATCAATCATAGCTTGTTTTACCTGGTCAGCTGCGGATCCTTGGATCAACCGGTTAAGCGCTTTATAAGTGTAGGCCCTTTTGATATTACCACGTCCATACTTTTGTACCGCATCTTCAAAAGTGGTAGCTTTATGTAATCCAAATGATGAAGGTTCCCATTCTTGAAACCTGCATTTTCTTCCTTTGAGTGTCCAAATCGTTCCGTTTTTATCCGCTGCATCCATGGCATTATTGGCGAGTTGTTTAACAAAAGGAACGCGCTGGTTATACTCTTGTAAAATTTGTTCAGCTTGTTGCTTATCAATTCCTAGCTCCCTTGATAATTTATTCTTTCCCATTCCATAAAAGATTCCTAGATTAATTGTTTTAGCTTGAGATCTTGGTATGCCTGCCATGTCCGCTACTGTTTGGTGAAAGTCTGCGTCTTCTTCTTCATAGGCTTTAATTAAATCACCAGAGCCGGCGAAACCAATACTAGAAGCATAATGAACCACAAGGCGCGGCTCTTGCTGAGAGTAATCAAAGGATCCCCAGCGACAATCATTATCGGCTATAAAGAGAGATCGGATCCTGGGGCCGAGGTCCTTGTTTCGGGCTGGAACTTGCTGTAAATTTGGATGTGCATAACTGAGACGACCACTGACGGTCCCTCCAGAGTCACCCCGTAATTGATTTATTTCTGCATGGATCCTTCCTTGATGTTCAAATTTAAATATAGAATCAATGAACGTTGAATGAAACTTGCTTACTTCCCGTGCTTCACGAATCAACTTTGCTATAGGAGCTTTACAATTCGTTAGCCAGTTCTGAGTAAAAGAAGGTTCCTTAGTCTTCTCGGTCAGAGGGTAAGGTATCTTAAGCTTATTAAAGGCTTTGGCGATTGATCGAGCTGCCCATATATCTATATTAGTACCCGCGCTCTTTTTGATTTTCAACAGTGCCTGCTTTTCTTTTTTAACAAATTCTTTTTTAAGTTGATGGGCTCCATCAAGATCAACTCTAACTCCTTTAGCTCGCATTTGAATCAGGAGAGGCAAGAGCTCCATTTCCAGCTCCCAGACATCTGATAAATTCTGTTTTATAATTTCTATTTTAAAACGTTGCCAAAGTCTTAACGTCAAAGACGCGTCCTGTTCAGCATAAGGACCCACAAACTTAGGAGGGAGTTTATACATTTCTCCTTTAGCATCGATACCCCATTCCTTGGCTGCTTCTTTTAACCCAGCTTCTGATTTAAGTTCGGACAGGTAATCCATGGATAATGAATTTAAACTATAGTTTCTACGATTCTCATCAATGATAGCTGCAGCAATCATGGTATCAGCAATCTTTCCATAAACAACAATGCCGTGAGCCCTCAGCCATCCAATATCGTACGCTGCATTATGAAAGACTTTAACTCCTGGAGCTCGACACACATCTTGCACCCAGTTCAAAACCATTTTAGCATCCATGTTACTTCCCGCTTCGTGAGAGATAGGATAATAGCCCTTGAAACCGTCGGTCGCGACAGACACCCCGATGATGTTACCATTCATGCTCGGCCAACCAGGGCCTTTGGTTTTAATATCAGGATCTTTGGTTTCTAAATCAATGGCTATAACCTCAGCATCCTTAAGATTGGGATACTGACTGGGTGTCGTCCAGTCGGACTCTTGAAAAGTGAAGTTAATTTGATGAGTCATCTAGTTCTATTCCAATTTTAGCGTAGTGAATAACTTTTAGATAACGATCTTTGGTGGTTTCCCCGGGCTTGGTGCGTGTTGCATATTTTATAATGTTAGAATCAATATTATTGAGTTTGTTTTTATAACAATAAACGACCGGCTGAATCGCCAGACCCAAATAATGTTTTCCACCTGCTTGATAATCTAACGCTTTTTTAGACGCCACACATTCCTTCGCATTCGTTTTCAAATAAGTTCAATTGATTGTCTATTTTTTTATTTTTTAAAAGTTTATTAAAATCAATATCGCGCAAAGGAATGCCTTTACGATGAAGGTATCTTTTTATCTTAGGATCTTTAGCAGAACTTCTAATCACGTCGTCAATCTCGCAGGCTTCTTCAAATTCTGAGGGTGCTTGAGTTTTGATTTCATTCCATAAAGTATTATCATGATAGGGACAACCAATACAAGAACTTTTTGCAGGAGTCCGATAATTTTTTCCATTGTACCATTCCAAACAATCTTTTCGTGTCATATTCTTATCAATTAAAGGCCAGGTATTTTGAATCCATTTTTCTCTGGAAGGTTTCATACGTGTAGCTTCATCTCGTGAAATTCCGACCCAGACTTCCACCCACAAGTCCCTGGGGAATCGCTGCCTGTGTTTAAGATCTAAAAGATGACGGATCTGCCTGTTAATAGGAGTAATCTTGTAATTCCGTGTGCATTGCCTTGGACCAATTCCTATTTTACCGGTAGCTGTATTACGGGCGAAAAAAGGAATGTGAAGAAAACCTTTTGCCTTGGTAACTTCATCAACCATATCTTGTTTAATGTTGCCTGATTTCAAGTGATTTTTACAAACAATGACAGGAAAACTTAACTGGGATTTGAGCCACGCAAGATGATCGTACACTTTACGGGGCTCCCATCCCGTGTCTGCGAAGATCGCATAATCTGGTTTGTGCTCAAAGGCTCCCTCATCAGCCATAAGTGCCATCGTGGATGACTGCACCCCAGCTCCCAATGATAGAATCCTTAGCTTTGGACTCCCTGAATAATCCCAACTGCCTTTAGCTACTACCATGATGCTCCTTTATAAACTGATTATAGAGCCGTGCCAATGGGAAAAAGTATTCATGATAAGAACGTAGAATATGTAAGCTTTCTTTTGCCCGTGTCACAGCAACATACCATACCCTAGATTCAGAGCTCCGCGCAAGCCCTACTTTGTTTTCAAAATGAGCCGGCCAATTAGCCTTTTCATAAACACAGACGTGTTGAGCTTCTCCTCCCTTGATTGAATGAATAGTATCAATAACAATATTCGAGGCTAAGGAGAGATCAATATTCTTTTCTATAATTTTTTCAAAATATTGTTTGTCGATTTCAGAGAAATTGCGATTAAAAACTTGTTGCCATTTATGGGGAGTAGCTAGTAAGCCTCCGAATGTACGCAAAAAATCAAGCGAAAAGGGTTTGTCATCACTTAAATTTTTCCAGCGTTTACTTTCTGTGGATCTCCACCCGTAGGCAATTTCATTGATGTAAGTATAAATAATTCCAGCTTCTTCTTTTTTAACATTGCCTCCTTCTTCGAGTCTTTTCCAATACTGAATAGCATTCCATTTATTCAGGTCGAAAGAATGTTTGCCTTTGGTGTTTTGAAAGAATACTCCATACAGTCGAGCAAGTCCTTCAAGCTCTCTTACAAGTTCCTGCGTACGCCCTAGAATTAACCAAGTTCCCTTGCGCTCTTTCATTTGTTCAACTATATCTTTGAACCGTGCGTGGGTTTGGATTGATCCTTTTTGATCGGAGGCTATAAATTTTTTATCAACCCGTGGTTTAATCATAGTGGAGATGTAACCACTGAAGTCATGAATAATTTGGGGTAAACGAAAAGACTGTGTTAAGATATGCGTTCTCCCAGGAAAACCAAGATAATTTTTTACTTCGGCACCATTCCATTCAAAAATAGCTTGATCATCATCTCCAGCAATATAGATTCGATCCGCTCTCTGTGCTAGCTTATAAATCATTTTCCATTGTAGGGGAGTTAGGTCCTGGGCTTCATCCACCATTAAAATTTTTAAATAGGGAGCTTCTTCCTTATCTATGAAATGAGTAATCATATCTGTAAAATCAACACGATGGTTCTCTTTAAATAATTCATATTGACGGTATATCAGTTGAAAGCGCGGAAGCGTAGCTCGTTTAAAAACT